CAGGCCACGGGCATCCCCGGTGATCGGGTCGTTCTCGAATCGCGGGAGCCACAGGGCAGCGGTGGTCGTGCTGCGATAGGGGAGCGCGGAGGTGCCGAGGTTGACTTGCAAGCCCCAGACATACAGCCCGGAGGTTCCGTCACCCGTGTAACTGGTGGTCGTGCCCGAAGAAACCAAGGCAATCTGCGGATTGCTATTGGTTGCCGTGGATTTAGCCGGGAACACGGTGCATCTCCACCATCCGTTTCCGGCATCGACAATTGTTCCGGTTCCCGACAGCACGGTTCCCGCCGACAAATCAAACCATGTCGCGCCCGAGGACACTTGAGCGTTGTCGCCTACTTGCGCTCTCGTTCTTGTTCCTGCCTTCAGGTATACGCTGATGGCATACACGGAAGAATCAACCGTACCGCCCAATGCTTGATTGCCGGGAAGTACACGGTGCTGTCCCGTTGATGTGTCTTCGACAACCATGTCGGCGGTCGTGTTTCCGTCCGGGGCCACAATGGCATTGGCGGTGACGGTTGCTCCGAGAAGCGAGGGCCAAAGGTTCACCTCTTCGCTGCGGATGCACAGGTTCCACGGTTCCGCCGCAGCAATCTGCCCCTGCGTGATCGCCGCCGTGGTCGTGGGGATGTACGGGGTCAGCAGGGAGCCTTCGGTGACTTGGGCACCCCAAACCTCAATCGTCATCACCTGAAGCGCACTGGTCGTGGCAACATTGCCGCACAGCCACATAGCCGGGTTGCTGCTCAGGGCGTTTGCGGTGAACGAAAATCGCTGCCACGCAGTCGTAAGCGTTACTGTCGCATCTGTTGCGGAAGCGCCGCGAATTGTGACAACCTCACCACCGACAGTCCCACGCATCCACACGGATAAGGTGTACGGAGCGTTTGCGACTAATGACAACCCTTGATTGCTCAATACTGCTGATCTGTCACTTGCTGTCGTTCCGTTTCCGCGATTCATGACCACGCGGTTGGCAGTCATCGTGCCATCAGGCGCAATGGCGGCATTTGCGGTAACGACAGGCAAAATCCCGGTTCCGGTCGCAAATAACTGCCATACGGCCTGCGTGTAATCTTGGCTGTGACGAAAAAGGTTCTGATTGAACGGCCCACGGTAGTAGGTGCCCGTGGTCGTGCGCTGAAAGTCGATGCGCGGGTCAAGAATGCCCGTGCGAAAGTCAAGGTTCAGCGTTGATTCCGCCTGCAAGTCGTTCGACAGCAGCACCGCCGATTCCGAGGAACCGGGCAGGCCGTGGCGGTTGAGTCGCCTTGCGCGGCGCATTAGAGGGTGGTCACGAACACGCCCATCGTCGGCGTGCCGCTTGCGGCTCGGAACTGAACCGTCACCATCTGACTGCCCGCCATGTCCACCATCGCGGACGCGGGCTCAACATTGGTCGCCGCTGCCGTTCCGGGGCTGTAGAGATTCCCGGCAGGGGTTCCCGCCACCTGTGCGATGACGGCGAACGGTCGCTGAGTCGCGCCGTCGATGCTCCAAGTCGGGACGGTTCCCGTGGAGAACGACAGCGAGAAGTCCGCTAGCACGGTCGGCACATAGGTTTCGTTGCCCGTGCTAGAGTCAATGCGGATGTTCCACCCGACGAGGCGCATCCCCGTGGCCGCGCCGATGCTCGTGGATGCCGAGTACGGCAGGACGCGCATCAGGCTCGGGGAAATGGAATTGACCACCTGATCGTGCAGCACCCCGGCGGCGGGCTTGGTCGTGGTGGGCGCGATGGCGGGATAAGAGGCGGGGACGGTCGGAAGGGTGACATTCCCGTACTGCCTCTGAACGGTGATGATCTGTGCTTGTGCCATTGTGTTTCCTGCCTTCGGAATTACGCCTTCGCCTTGCTAGACCCCTTCGCGCCGGGGCGGGAGAAGCCGCTCGTATCAAGAGCGGCAATTACGGCACGCTTGGCCTTTTCTTCGGTTGCATACGAACGCATTGTCCCGATGAGATCTTCGTATTGGTCAATGCCCGTTGATCCGCGCTGCACCACCCACGCCCTCCATCCCCCGTTTGGATCGCGGGAAATCATCGCCGCTTTGTTTCCCTTGCGGCCAACTTCGGTAGCCATCTTCGCCTTCGCGCCGGGGCGGGAGAAGCCTCGTGCAATATCGGTAGCGCGGATGCTTGGAGCCATGCTGTAACGCCCCATCGGATACACATATTCTCCGCGCTCATCGCTGTGAATCTTCACGCGCTTGGTTTCACCATTCACGGCAGACACACCATGTCGGTAATCCGAAGGATCGTTGGTCTTGACGCGATAGCCCGATGCGACTTGCTTGATCGTCAGCATCGAACCCGATCTTGCCATGACTTTCCACATAACGCGGGAATCCGAGTCATTAGCGAAACTGTGTTCGTAAGTCTTGCCGACTTCAAACTGCATGGAAAACTTCGCCTTCGCTCCGGGGCGGGCCGACTTCGCCGCGCTGCCAAGACGCTCCGCAATTGACTTCCGTAGGTCGCTCATGTCCTGCATCGTAGTAACGCTCCTTGCGCGTTCAAGTGTTAGCCGGAAACGAAACCCGGATCGGGCACCTTGCCCGTGTCGATCAATCCCTGACGCCGCCCGTTGTGCCGCTCAATCGCCTTGAAGTTGGGCACGCCGTCATCGTCCACCCACCCGTTCGCCTGTGCCTTCGCCACCGGGACGGGCTTCCATCCGCATCGGCAATTGAATCCAAGCGGGGTATTTATTCCCTGCGAGTCAATCTGTTCGACGGTCGCCACGTAGCCGTCCATCGCCCGATGCGTGTCCCGCGTGCGGTTGTCCTTCGTCGCGCTGAATTGCATCAGCGGCACGAACTTCCGAACGGTCGGCTCCCGCACGATGTCCAATTGCCCCTGCGAGGCTGCGCGGTTCAGGTTCGTCCGGTAGACCGTTTCAAGCCGCGCCGCCGTCAAATCGGTGCCCGTGGCGAGCGTGGCCTGTTCGATGAAGTCGCCCACGCCGATGGTCTTGAGTTTCTTTCCGGCGACCGATACCGATTCCTCCTGCCGAATTACCTTCGCCAAGAGGTCTTGCGTTGCCTTCGCCTGTTCCGCCGTCATCCCCGTGACGAAGAACGCGCCCTGCGCCACCGCCTGCACGCCGGGGGTACGGACGCGCTGCACGCCTTCCGGCAGCGCCTTCTCTGCCTGCCCCGGCACCGGGCGCGGCGGTCGCCCCGACAGCGCGGGGTAGATCAGCGCGGCCAACTTCGGGCTGCGGTCAAGCAACTTCGTTAGCCCTGTCGCGGCTTCGTCCTTGCGGAGTTCGCTTGCGGCATCGAACGCCCGGTCGATGAGGATGTCCCACCGGGCGCGGGTGATGGGGAGGAGGTTGATGAACCGCTCCACGGCTTCGCGGGCGGGGCCGGGGTCGAAGCGCATGACCGCCTTCGACAGCGCATCGTCGGCGGCGAACCGGGCGGGCACGGCGGGCTTTGGCACCTTGATCCCCGCCGTGTAGAGGCTTTGGTGTGCGCCTGCGGCCCACGAGATGAGGAGCAGGGCGGCGGTATCCGCTTCCCACGCATCCCATTGCCGTTGCCCTCCCTTGCCGCGCACCTGTTCAGCGATGGCGGCGCGGTAGGCGGCTGCACCGTCCGCGTAGACGGCGCGTACGAGGTCGCCAAGCGATTTCCGCCTGTCGCCCATCGGCTACAGCCAACGCTTCATCGTGAAGGTGACGGGCGCGTTGGGGTCGGGCGGCGTGCCTTCCTGCGCTGCCGTGCCGTTGCCGAGGATGGCATCAAGGGGGTTGCCCTGCGCCGCCGTGCCGAGGATGGGCTCATCCTCCTTCGGTTCCGACAGGCCGAGGAGGTCGCGCACTTCGCGCTCCGACACCCGGCCACCCATAGCGACGAACTTCTCCACCGCCTCCAAGCGCTCCTTCGGGTCGGGGCGCTCCGGGGCAAAGTTGAAGCGCAGCGCGTTCACTTCCGAGTCGGTCGCGCCGAGCATCTTGGCGACCACCCGCACGAAGTCCGTGGTCAGGCTGTCGGCAAGCGCATCGGCGTGGTAGCGGATGATGCGCGACAGCGTGTCGGCGTGCAGATTTGCGACACCCGAGCCTAGCCCGGTCGAAGCGGCTTCCGAGGAAAGCGACTGCCCGAGGATCGCTTCCTTGATCTTGCCGCTGAACCAATTGACCAACTCCATGAACACCTGTGCGCGACCCGCGTTCGGCTCCTTGATGTCGATGTCGTAAATCTTCTCCGTGCCCGACTGCGGCAGCAGAACGCTGTTGTCGTTGGTGAGGTTGGCTAGGACATTCTCCATCATGGAGCGCCCTGCGTCCTGCCCAAGCGGGTAGTAGCCCACGCGAATGCCCATCGCGTACCGCTCCGCGTAGGTGATCGCGTCTTGCAGGATCTCCTGCTTGGCAAGCCACATGAACCAACAGACATCGCGTGCGCCCACGCCCCGGTAGAGGCTTTCCGTGCTGTTGGGGTCGTTGAAGTCGGGCGCGTTTACGAACACCCGATGCAGGACGATGGCGCGGCGCTCCTGCTCATCGAAGATGTGGACGCGGGCATCGAAGCCGATGTTCTGCGAGGATGGGCCGTCCGCGCTGTACGCGGCTCCCACCTTCATCGCAAGGTTTCCGCGCTGATCGTAAGCGATGGTGTCGGGGTGGAAGGGATACCACTCCTTCACCGAGATGCCGAGGTCGGGATGCTTGGCGTAGACGAGATTGGCGGCGGAATTGCCGTACCACACCGCCTCATGCATCGAACGAACAAAATCGCTGCGCCGGGGCATCGCGTCGAAAATCTTGCTGATGCGGTCGGCAAGCGCGACAAGGCGTTCGTTCTCGTCATCCTCCGGGACGATGGCCCACTCAAGGCTTGCAAGCGTGACTTGCAGGGATCGCAGGACACCTTCGATGTCCGCATCCGCCCGCATCATCATCTGATACTGCGGGTTCAGGCGGTAGGCGAGGCTGCTGTTCCGCAGCAACTTGTCGGCGGTCGTGAAGAAAGACCGCTGCACCTCCACCGGGGTAGCAAGAGGGTGCGTGATGCCGCGCTCAACGGGCGCGGGCAGAGGCTTGCGTACCCGCTTCTCGGGGGGCACGCCGTTCGCCATCGGGTTCGATCCCGGCTGCGGAAGTTGGGTCACAGTTCACCCCGGCGCTCAAGGTCAAGGGCGATGGCTACCGCCTGCTTCTGCGGCTTGCCCTCGTCCATCAACTTGCGGATCTTGCGGGATACGGCATCGTCGGACGCGCTCACCTTATCGCCCTCGCGGACGGCGTGGCGGGACTTCGCGCCGGGGCGTGCCGCCATGCCAAGCCGGGAAGCAATCGCCTTGTAAGTCTCGCTCTTGTCCATTGTGGCCTTTCTGCCGATGCTCCAATCGTACCGATGCACATTGCACGGGCAAGGATCAAGCGAAGAACGGGCGCTTGGGGCTGCGCTGATCGAACATCCGACCGATGGCATCCGGGCGTTCGATGCGCTTCGCGGCCTTCTCGTCCCGCGTGAGCGTGCCACGCACCGCCTCGCCGCACAGGTCTACCACCGCGTCCACCGTGTCATCGTGGGAGCCTGCGGGGAAGGCGAGGAGTTCATCTGTCACGGCTTGGAAGGCGGGGAGAATCTTCCCGGCATCGTCGGTCGGGAACAGGAGTCGCCCCTGCTCAACGAACGGCTGCGCCCCCGCTGCGCGTAGGTGCTTGTCCGTGGTGCGCTCCACGGCGACCATCGGCTGCGAAGTCATCTCGCGGAATTGGTCGAAGATGCCCTTCTGCGGCCCGTTTGCTTCGGCCAAGACCACGGACACTCCCCGGCGTGCTAGCAGGGCTGCGGCCTGCTTTGCGAACACGGGGAACGCCTCGCGCACGCGC